AGACCCGATTGAGCTAGGGCTGCCACGATCGAATAAACATCGGCATCGACGCTGTTTTGACCGTCAAGCGTGTAATCGCCCACATCAATTTCGCCAAGACCGCTGTTTTCGGCATCTTCCCACATGACCGTCGGATCATAAGCCGACCAAGTTTCGGCAGCTGGCACAGAATTCCAATTGGCAAAAAGTATGTTTTCAAGCACATCTCTGATTTGCTCGCCGTCTGTGCCTTGCTGAATGTTTCCAATGAAAACGGCTTTTGGCAATCTTGCCAACGCTCCAAGAGCTGTGATGCTGATTGTTTGGCTGATGCCGATTCCGCCTGCCGATGACACATTAACATTCATGTCGGTGATGTTGCCACCGAATAAAACAACATAAGCTCCCAAATCGTTTTTGACTTCAATAGTGACACCATCATTGATGTCAAAAGTGATTGGGCTGACATTTGTGTTGATGACTTGGATTCGGCAATAACCTGCGACGGGTTGCTGATAGATATTTGTGCGACCTGATGAGATTGTAAGATTTGAGAGCGTTAGATTTGTGTATTCAACGCCCTGAATCTTGATGCGCCAATCAGGTGTCCAAACGCTCATTCTGCAATCAGCCCTGCAAATCCACTTGCGCCAAGCGTGCCGCGAGCCTGTGAATCATTCAACAGCGTCACAATTTGCCGCGCGGTGCTTTCAGAATCCATTGCCCCATTGACCGTCACATTGTATGTGTTGCCTCTTTCCTCGCCGCGTCTAGCAGCTGCAATATCAAAAGTCGGCATTGATGGAACAGGTGGCAACATGCTTCTTTCCTCGCCCATTCTAAATCGAGCCGCGTCAAACACACCTTCCTCAATTGTCTTTTTCAACCAATTTGCTTCCGATATTTCTTCAATCAATGTTTTTGGCAATTCTTTGACAGCTTTTGCCGCACTATTTCCAACAGCTGATCCAAGAGCTGTGCCGAGAGCTGATCCGAGCCCTGCGCCGATGCCGCTGCCTAAAGCTCCACCCGTTGCACCCGCCGCACCGCCAACATTTGCACCGCCAAACGGCAATTGAATGCCGCCGACCGTGCCTGATGTAGTAGTTCCACCCGCACCAATTTTTCCAATTTTTGAAATGTCTTTGCCGCCAAATAGATTGTTCGCTTTGTTGTAGAGATCAATCGCCGTGTTGATGACGCTGATGATTCCATTGATGACGCTTTTGATGGTATTCAAAACGGTTTCAATAACAGGCACAACAACCTTGATGGCTACCGATGCAGCTGAAGCAAAATTTTCAATTGCTGCGACAAATTGCGTTTTTAGAATTGGAATGATGTATTGATTCAACCATTTGAAAATATCAGCAAAAGTGTCAATGATGCTTTTGAATTTTGGCTCTTGATCTCTAATTGCATCGCCTATCTTGACAAAAGCCCCGCGCACAGCGTCAAAAATAGGTTCAAGAAAATTTTTGATATTGTTGTAAATATCCGTGAAGCGAGCCAACAAACCATCGCCCGATCCACCAAGTGAATCAGAAAAACGCTTAAAAACAGGCAACACCGTGCCTGTGATAAAGCCAAGCAATTTTTCCACAATAGGCAAAAGAGCCTGACCAATTGATTCTTTTGTTTCATCAAAAGCAACTTTGACGCGATCAATGCGACCTTGAAATGTGTCAGCATTTGCGGCAGCTGCTCCGCCATATAAATCCGTCAATTGTTGAACCGCTCCCGTATAGCCTAAGGTTTTTGCCTCGGCTGTGGAAATTCCTGCGTTTAATTTGACCAACGCTGTTGTGTTGCCTTCATAGGCTTTGCCAAGTGCATTGCTGACGGTTTCAAGCGGTTTGCCTGTTGCCGCGCTTATATCTAAAGCAAGATTTAAAAGTTTTTGAGCTTCTTCAGTATTGCCTGTTGCAACAGCCAAACGCTGCAAGGCTGGTCGCAATTTATCGTCAGCAACACCCGTCGCCAACGATGTTTTCAAAATCTGATCTTCAACCGCTTTGATTTGTGCATTTGTTGCACCTGTTGCAGCCTCTAACGCATTTGCTAATTTGAGTTGTGCTTGCTCATCTTCAATTGCGGCTTTGACACCATCAACAGCAAGTTTGACGGCATAAGCGGCAGCAGCAGCGGCAGCAATAGCAAAAGCGGCAGCGGCTTTCTTTCCAAACTCGCCGACCTTATCTGCAAATCCGCCAACTTCTTTATCGGCGGCGGCTGTTCCTTTTTTCAGACCATCAAGATCGGCATCAAATTGAATTTTGACTTTTGGAATTCCAGCCATTACGCACCGCCTTCAAGTTTTAATCGCTTAACTATATCCTTAACAATCTGCACATATTCGTCAGCAATGGGCTTGATGTTTGCATCAACGGTCGGATTGATCCAATAGCCGCGCTTATTTCTGCCTTTAACGAATCGTGATCTGCCCATGCGCCGACCTGCACGATCTTGCGGCTGCCCGCCGCTTCCATATTCGCTGCCCCATAAGAGCTGACCAGCTTGCGCCGATATGCTTTTTGTGTCAGGTCTTTTGCCGCCATATGGTCTGCCCACACGCTTTGATCCACCAACATCAACGCGAATCATTCGATCTCTTGGTGTGCTAATTGATCGCGCAACCAAAATTGCTTGCGGTGGAGCTGAACCAAAAGCGGCGGCAACGCTTAATTCACGCGCAAGGCTTTTGGAAAGCGGTTGCGCTTTGTCGCGTAATTCTGACGATGTTTCCTTGTCTAGCAGCCTCAATGTGGCGCGCAAATCTTTCAAAGCAACAGGATCAACATCGATGCTGATCTTACCTTGACTTTTTGTCGCCGCCATTTTTCTCCAAAATCTCAATCGCCGTCAAAATATCTTCAGCGGATTGCCATTCAGACATCGGAATGCCTGTGGCGATTGCGAGCTCAACAATTAGTCGGCTGACGCTTCCGCTTCCGTGACTTTTGGGCTGTTGTCACCAACTACCACTTCGGCAATTGTTTCGCACCAAGTGTCATAAGGCTTAACAGGCTTGCCAGCTGCCTCACGCTTCATGGCGTGATAAGCCAAAAACATCAAGTCTGAAATGCCAATCTTCTCTTGTGCTTGACCAATGCGAAAGCCTGTCTTTTGCTCCCACTTCGCCCATTCAGGCGGTGCAGCGACATAAGTCGCCACATCGCCCGATTGATATTCAATTTGAATTGCTAGTTTCATTTTGCTCCCGTTTCTCTAAATCCTAGCTGAAATTTTCAGCTGGTAAGCCAATGACGGTGAAGCTCATCGTCACAGTTTGTGCATCAGGTGCAGTTCCGCCGACCGATGGGAAGACGGGCAAAACCTGAAAAGTGAATGTAGCACCTGTCGCCGCTGTCATGACGGTTGAAATGCCTGTGTTTGGTGCAGATTCACAAACGCCCCACAGAATTTCACAGAGTGATCCTGTTGCGCCCCAATCTGCAAGCATTTCGACATCGAATGTCCATTGATCGTCAATTGCCTTATAGGCGCGACCATCGAGCGTTTGATAAGTTTCGATGATGTGCTCATTTGACAGGATTGCCGATGTTGTTTGGGCGTCGAAATTGTTTCCACCAATCGTGAAAGACACATCGCGCCCCGTGATGATATTTGTTGGCATGTCTGCTCCTAGTTTGTTTGTGTGTAGTAGGTGGAAACGGGTATGTCTGCCGATAGCAGGTTTGACGATCCGACCGAAACAATCGACGGCACGGTTATATCTCCGACGATGTAGCCTGACGGTATAACCGCCAGAATGCTGATGAGTAGCTTCTCCAAGTTGTCCAACGATGCGCTGTTTGACATATAGGCAACAGCTGCCGTGATTCTAAGATTGATTTGAACCTTGATTGTCGATTTGCCAATGAGATTTGGTTGAAGATAAGGATCGCTCGGAACTAGCGCGCAAAATGGTGGAATCACAGCTTCAGGCACAGAATCATAAACATTTGCGGAAACGCTTGACAGCGCGCTTTGGAGCGTATCTCTGACACTTGTTTGAATTGTTGATGGCATTACTGACACATCGATTCGACTTCATAAAATGGCGCGAGCAAGGCTGAAACGCGTGTCAATAGCTGACGGCTCATGCGCCACGGTGAAACTTGGAAATCAACGCCGTCAATGGAATTGCCAGCGGCGGTTTTGGCTTGGAAAATTTCAGAGCTGGTCATAATCACAGCATTTTCAACAGCGTCATTGTTTGAATAAATATCGGCGGCAGATTTGCCAACCAATGTCGCTGATCCGTTTGGAATGACGGCGCGAAGCGTCACATTTGCTGTGACTTTTGCAGCTGTGAAAACATAGGGCGAATGTGTGTAATCCGCGGTGACGGTGTAAGTGCCATCAATGGAAGCGTCGCAATTGTTAAGTTGCACGCTCTGACCTGTGACAAATTTGTGAGCTCTCACGGTGTAAATGTAAAGAATGTTATTTTCGATTTCATACATTGCAACAGCTGACGAATTGGCAACCAACATCGGCAAAACAACAGCTTCAGCCGAATTGATGATGTCGTCAAGATAGCTGTCAGGATAAAGCGAAACGCTCACGCCAAGCACGGTGCGCAAGTCTTGCGCGCTGACGATGTTTGGCATGAGCGTTCCTTTCGATTCTGCTCGATCAGCTACGGGAGCGCAACTGATCGATGATTAGTTAATCGGCTTAGGTGAAGTTGAAACGGTTGCAGCCCGCGCCTGTTTTTGTGGCAAGTGCGGCGAAACCGTAATAAAGCACAGAAACTTGACCTGTGGCGATGACATTTGCGCGAAGGTTTGCGCGTGGTGATTCATACCAAGTGTAAGCATCAGGATTGATGACGAACATTGAGTTGTCGCCTGATCCTGTCTTATAGGCATCAACATAAAGATTTAGACCTGCAACATTGCCGACCAATGATGTCGGTGTCACATTTCCACCCGCGTTTTGTGGTGCAGCCGCGTTGTAGATTGGGCGACCTGAATCGTTGTAGCCCATGATATTTGCCCATTGATCAGGTGCAACAACTAGATTTCTTGCGAAACCTTTTGTCGCTGCATACACCGCCGCGCTTCCGCTTGCAACATAAGCAAGCAAATTGGAAGCATCGTTTGCGCGAGCTGTTGCATTAAGTGCGCCATTTGCAACCAAAACATCATTTGCATATTCGGTCGTAGCCTTTGAGTATGCCTGCTCCATAGTTAAAAGCAATTCATTGAGAAAGACAGGCGAGCTGCGATCTAGAAGCTCCACGGAAAATGTCTGAGAGCCGCTGAACTTTTTGACAGATACAGAAATGAATTCCGAATTGACATTTACATCAGCAACCGCGCCGCCTTCGGCTTCTTCGGTCACAGATGGCAGCTGAGTAATTTTTGGAATTTCGAATGTAAGCCCAGCATCAGGGAGCTGCCCCTTGCTAAGCGCATCCACGCAACCTCTTACATTTGTTCCAAGCGGATTCCAAACCTCTGTCAATTGTCTGGTCGGAAACATTGCTGGATTGTTTGTGGCGTCGTCAGCTGCCTTTACATAAATGCGGGCTTCTTCGCTGCCAAGTGCCGCGCGAATTGTGTTTTCAAGATATTTGACTTTTGTCAATTCAATTCGTGGCGCGGTGTAAAACTTCGGCTGAGTTGCAGCCGAATTTGAAGTCAAAGCAGCTTCCACCGTTTCGGCGGGTGCTGCCTGCTCTGTGACGGTGTTTTCCACTTCGTCTTCTCCTTGTTCTTCGGTTGTTCCAGAATCGATTGATTCGGAATTCTCTGTTTTTTCTTTTTCTTCTTCATCGTCATAAGACGCGGCTACATCTGAAACCCTTGCGCTGTCGATGGCGGGCTCTGCAACCAAACTGACTTCATCGAGCTTGCCAGCTGATACAACTAAAACGCCATTTTTGTTATCCCACGCATCAACAGAAATTCCAACAGAAAATCCGTCGCGCAATTGTGTTTGCGCTTCTTCCAGCGCGTCGCTTCCAGCTGTGGTGTTTGCAATTTTAAAAGTTGCATCAATTCCCTGTGGTGTTTCGGTCATTTCAACGACGCGACCAATTGGGCGTGTGCGATCGTGCTCCAAAAGCAATTTGACATTCCGTGGCGCAATTGATCCAGCTTGAAACATCGTGCGACCAGCGCTCGTGTTGCCTTCTTCATTCCAAGTGACGATTCGACCTGAAATCAATCGACGCTCTGAATCTGCCGCGGTTAATTGAATCGGAATTGATAGCTTCATCGGATTAAGTCTTCTTCCTCTCGGATTTCTTCGATTGACATTGCGCCAATGCGATTGAGTATTTCATAAACTTCGGCGCGCTCTTTTGCTGATCCGCGCAAGTAATCGTCTAAGTCATAACGCACGGTCTGACCCGCGGGCGTGTAATCAGGCATCGACAATCGTGTTTCAATTGCACGCGCAAAATTTCGCAGCGAGAAATCAAAAAGCGATTGACGGGCAAGTGTTGCATTTGAATAAGTCATTGAGCTGCCCGTGTTTGCGTCGGCGTAATATGCAGGCAAACCAATTGCGCGGCAAAGCTCGGTCGAAACTTGTTCGCGGGCTTCATTAAGCTGCAACGATTTGGGATCGTAGCCAACAGATTGCAATTCAATGTCGGCGTTCAAGAATGCCGTGCTCCGTTGCTGTCGTGAAACTTTCCAACTATCCAAAAGCGCGCGAATGCGATCGGCGGGAAGAGCTGTGCCAGAAGATTTCAAAACCATCGTTGGATAAGGCTCTTGCGCATATATTGTGGCAGCCTTTTCAAGTGCGAATGCGGCTTTGATTGTTCTTCCAGCACGATTTAACAAACCCTCATCAATTCCATTGAACACAGCAAGTGATCCGACGCCTTGATTTGGCACAACCATTCCATCGACGCGGTATCCTGTGATTTCGGTGCTCATTGCGTTCGTGATGATTTGCACGCGATCAGGTGCGATTCTTTGTGTGTCACGAATGCGACCTGTGTCTGCATAAAGTTCCATAATTTGAAGATAGGCGACGCCATAGAATAATAAATCCTCGACGATGAAGCTGTAAGCTGAATAACCTGTGACGCGTTTGTCAGGTTGATTGATGATTCGCGGTGGATAGATTTCTTGACCGGTCGATTCGTCAATGATGTGCAACGGGATTGATGCGATTGAAGCCGCAATGATGTTTCTTGCGCGAGCTATTGTGGGCACAGCCATTGCCTCATCGCGTGTCGCCGTGATTGGCGTCAGCAAGAATCCTGAAAGGCTGTTAATTGTGTTAAGCGGCGCAAGACTTGCCGCGATGTCTAAGTGATCCTCACTTTTTTGGGCAGCCTGTTGCGGCGCGGTGATAAACCAATCACGAATTGCCATGCGCGGATTCTCCCGCGCGTTTGAGCACTATCCGACCAAAATGTCAATCTCTGTTGATGGGCGTGTCGCAAAATGGCTGACCAACGCAATTGCCACGCAAGCTGTGACGGTTGATTGAGAAGCTCTGCGACCTATGACCCAACCTGTGTCGCCCATTCTAAGTCGAGCAGCTGACAAAACTTGCGATGTCAATTCAGGTTGATTGCCGTGCCGAAGTCTTCGTGAAGTAATCGCGCCGAGAAGCTCATCGCACGCTTGCGCATAAATTGCGCCGTCAATGTCGGTGATTCCAATGCCAGCGGGTTGCAATCTCATTGCTGACGCGGCAGCTGTGCGACGGCTAAACGCCACGGTTTCGGTTGCATACTTTCGGGCATAGGTCGCAACATCATTTGCAACGGCTCTATCGTCTAGGGCGACAGGATTTGTCCAAGTATGCAAAAGCCTGACTTGAAAGCGATCCTCGGTCATTTTTTGAGCTGCAACCAACGCCGCTGATCTACGATCGGGCGAGAAGTCCAAGCCAAGCCAAGTTGGTGCAAGCGGATCAAGCTGCAAATCATCTTCGCCGCAATCGTTCCAAGCATCTTGCGGAATTGCGCTGGAAATTGTTGCAACCCACCTGCAAAGCACTTCGGTGCGAACGACATCAGGTGGATCATTGAGCACAGCCCTGATGTTGTCTTCGTGGATTGTGTAGCCAAGTGCAGGATTTGCAGCTTTCCAATTTTCAACATCGCTAATGTCATCGGTTGCAGCTGACCATTCAAAATAACCGATTTCATCGCTTGCACCCGCGGCAGCTGCCAAACCGCGTTCCCGCAATTGATTCAAAACAACCGAATGCTGATCTCCCGCATTCGACAGGGCAATGACCATCGGATTTTTGGAAGCCATCGCGGTATAACGCAAGCT